CCATTCAAGCGCATCAATACTTGTAGAATCTCCACCGAGAGATGTTACATTGATTACCGCCGGTATAAGAAGCTGGTCAAGGTTAGGGAATATAACAGATACCCATGTGTTGCAATCCTGTCCTGTCTTCATGAAAAGGCTTGCCACATAATCATTCCCTTCGTCACCATAGTTACGCTTACCACCGAAAGACATACTAAGTGACTTACCTGTCATAAGTCTTCTTACCCAGCCTTTCTGATCCATCGGACTCCATTCTTCAATGGTTCCATCTACAGACACGCTTAAACTCTCTGCATCTTTTACAACCTTTGTTTCTACTGTTTCTGGCGTATCTGCATTCTTTCTTCCAGTTATACATATTCCAAACTGAATTGTATGCACTGGATTAACACCTGCTAATGGTGTTGCTTCCGCATTATATCCAGCTATCTTTGTATTCTGTCCCATGTCTTTTACCTACCTTTCATAATAAATATCTAATTCTATTACACTCTCAAAGATACCTTTATCATCTGTCCCTACATCAACAGGCTCATCAACAAGCATTTTAGTGAAGAACACCTTAGTATCATTGATTGTGATATGGTTCATATCCCTAAGCATATTGTAGAGCTGTTCTGCGGTCTTCTCTGTGTCTCTTACACTCGTGTTCCAATGAACCAATATGCTTACAGACTTAACACGATAAGAGCTGTTATTTAAGCCGCCTACCGCCATCTGCACAGGTCTTTGCTTGTTATTATTGTAAACACCTATGCTCTTATTCTTTTTGTCGTCTAATTTTCCGCAATACACGTTAGTATTGTCTGCAATACTAAGACCTGCTATATAATCTCTTACATCACCTATTCCTAACATCACAACCCCGCATTCCTCTTATACAGCTTAGCAAAAGCATTCTTGGCAAAATTCTGTTTCTTACCGCCTTTAAGGTAATCATCAAGCCATCTGCCTTTTGCATTGGCATTACCATCGTGCCTCTTACCGCTTTCATCAGTCCAAGGTGACTGGTGGAAGTTGTATTCCGGATGATAGTACAATCTTCTTGCATAAGGCGTGCTTGATATAAGCTCCACCTTACCATTTGCAATATCCTGTGTATATACAAATGTGCTCTCATTCTGTAATGTACCTGTATCTCTAGGCATTACCTGCCTTTGAACAACATCTGTATGTATAGCTTCTGCAGTCTGTGCCAATGACACCTGTGCTGCTGCCGTAAGTCTTCTCACCACAGGCATATTAAGCTTAACTATTGACTTAACATTCTTTGCCATTACATCACATCCAATCTTACATAATTAACTGTACCATCCGGATTACGACATTTTGTACCCTTGTATATATGTCTTATTACACCGAACACCTTTATATCACCTTTAGTAATAACAGGAAGCTCCGGTGCAATATCCCCCGGTATTAAGGCACAACCCTCAAGCTGTATAAGTACCTTTTCTGCTGTTAATACTGTCTTACCGCTGTCCTGATAGTTACATAAACCATCCCATATAACAGGTTCAAGAGGCTCTCCGTAGACATTTCTGCCTTCCTGCTCTATCTCTACATGTATTTCTGTCTTACACATGCTCTTTAATATCAAGCAAGGGTATCTCATACTCACACCCCCAGACTTAAGCAGCACAAGCCTGTCTGGCAAAGCACCCGGTATGTATCACGCTTTACAGCAATTCCATTCTGCACAAGAACATTCCAACTGCTGCCAAACTGCATAGATACTCCATTTACAGCATAATTCTGTAAGACACAATTAATCATGTCTTCATTCTCATACTCAAAATCAGCCATATCACAGCATACATCTATGATTATTGCCTGCTGGAACTCTGTCAGATTATCAAAGCCTCTTGATGTTATACGATTAAAAGTAAGCGAGTCGATATGCCGACTCGCCTGCTTTAATCGTATCTCAATCTGCTCTTCTGGAATCAGATTATGTTCACTCAGGTACTGCTCTTTACTTGCATATACCTTCATAGGCTTACTCTTCTTTTTCTACTTCTTCAGCTGGATCCACATCAACGAATATGGAATCGATATTACCATCCTTACCATTAGGGAATACGAATGTATCACTTAACTGGCGGTTCTGGTAAAGGTATCCGTCACCTTCTGTATGTGCTCCTGGTGCAAAGTAATAGATTGATGAAATCTTAGGTACTGTCTTGCATGTCTGACCACAGGCTACAAGAACATTAATCTTGTGAGAACCCTGAACAGTCTTCTCATAATATCCTGTTGTTTTAGGAGTAGATGTAGGCTTAGCAACAACTGTGTACTGTCCTTCACCCTTCTTCTCATAATATGTCTTACCTTCTGTCTTGCTTTCGTCTGTTGTTAACACATACTTAGACTTAAGTGGTGCAAAACCACCCTCTTCAACATCCCAGTCGAATCTGTCGTAGAATCTTTCATCATCTACAACTTCCATAAGAGTTACACCATCAATATCTGTCACTCTTGTCTCGATACCAAGACCGCCTTCTGCAATCTGAGTCATCTCAATCTTGCGTGCGAACTCCTTAGACATCTCCAGATTATCCATAATATCTGATGATACGTACATGAGAAGACTTCCGTTAGCCTTATATCTTCTAAGCTTTCCCTTTGCAAGGATAGCCTTTAACTTAGAGAATGTGTTCTCTACTGTGTATTCTGTACCTGCTGTTTCAGAATGATATAAAGCTGTCTTCTGTGCTGCCTGTGCAACCCTGGAGAAGAATAATGCATCTGTCTCAGGAACAACCTGTGTCTGTTCAAAGATACGTGAGATATTCTGGATAGATGCTGTCTGATTAGTTTCATCAACATCTGCCTTATCTACCATAAACTGAACATCTCTATCGTGAGTTACTGTATAAGGAACATCCTTCTGGTTATACTCACCTGTGTTCCAGCCACCTGTTCTCTTGTGGTTCTTATAGCCACTTACACTCATCTGTGTGAAATGAAATGTCTTAGCATCTAACCATCTTACATTAGTTGTAACAAATGGTGATGTAAGTGTGCCCTGAATAAGAATTGCTAATAATTCAGGACTCCACTGTTCTGCATAATTTAAATTTGGCATATTATTTTACCTTTTTAACCTTTCTTAATTGAATCTGTTCCATCTCTTTGTAGGAACATTTACATTGTTACCTGCAGATGACTGCTGTCCACCTGTCTGCTGTCCTGCACCCATCTGAAAACCGGAATTGCATTCAGTCGCCGGCTTAAGTGCAGGTACATCCTTTAACACCTGTTCAAGTGCGGTTTTAATGTTGTCATCTGATATCTTTCCATCTGTACCCTTAGCCTTACTGAAATCAGCCATCTTGAGTACATATGGAAGTGTCTTGGAATCTATCCCAAGTGTCATAGCTACCTGTGTAGCTGCCAGTTCTATACGAACCTTTTCTGCTTCCTGATTAGCCGCTGCCACCTGATTCTGTAGCTGTGCTGTATCATTCTGCTGTTGTGCTGTCTGCTGTGCCTTATTCTCCTTGAATGTCGCTATAGCCTGGCTAACTTCATCCTCTGATAGTCCCTGCTGCTGGAAATAGCTCTTAAGCACTGCATTTTCTTTCTTTGTTGTGGCAGTATTTACTATCTCCTGAATCTTGTCATAGTCAATTCCAGCTGAACCCTGACTATTCTGCCCTGCCGCATTGTTATTAGTTCCACCAGCGTTATTATCCTGACCGTCGTTATCAGCTCCGCCATCTGCGAAGAACTGTAGATTAATAGGTAATGTCTTTCTCATCACTCTATCTCCTTTCTTCCGTTTACCGCCCGTCGGCATTTTCCTAAAGTTTAGTGCCATTAAGTTTTGGGCATATAAAAAGGACGTCCATTGCTGAACGTCCCAGATATCAATATGATATTATTTATTTTATTGTATTCAATACTTCTTTGAGCTTATTCACTATAGACCTTTGTCTTGAATATAACATATATATAGTTGCTGCAGATTCGTCATTATCTATAAGAGATTCGCCCTCTGCAAATGCTGTCTGAACAAATCCTAATGTTGCTGTTGTCTGTTCCAGTTCATACAAAGCATTCTCAAAATCAATTTTAGCAGACATATTACACCTCCATATTCATCTGTGCGTTAGTGTTCTGTATCTGTTCTTTCAGAACCACAGGCAGCTGATACTCTTCAATTATAGATATTGCTATGTCACACTGTCTACGCTTGATTGACTTGTAGGAAGTAACCTGAAACTGTCTTTTCAACTCTCTGTAGATATCTGTGTATACCTTACCGCTTAAAGACTTATCGTGATATGCATTGCTGTCTTTACCGCCTAAAGCGCGTGTTCCAACCTTGCGTACTGCTGTTGTTATTCTGTCACATTCTATATTCATAAGTGGCATATCCTGCTTGAAGTCTTCAAGTTCCTGCTTAACTTCATCAATCTTATCATTAACTTCAAGAATTGCCCGACTCTGCAACTGAAGTTGTTCAAGTGCTGTGCGTGGCTTGCTGTTGTTTATATGTTCTTCCATATCGTGAAAACGATTGATGTATCTTGCTGTAAATTCTGTTCCCTTTGTGCCTGTAAGCTTATGTGCTATAAACTCACAGCCTTTCTTGGTTACATTGTAGCAAGGTCTTATTTCTCCTTTATTATCCTTGTATGTACTTTCTGTAAAGAAATCAACGAAGCCAATCTTGGATTGGTTAAACTGCTCTACATAATTTCTTATGTCCCTTAATAATTTACTATGTTCTTTTCCAACCATTTCGGCTACTTCAATGCTTGTTATCGTCTGCTCTATCTTATTCATTTTTAAATCAATCTCCTTTTAAAATTATGTTGACCAATTCCAAAAGTAAGATATAATATTAATACCAGTACTTTGGTATTGGTGTGTTGAAGAAGTTCGTTTTGCTTGGTAGGTGGGCGAACTTCTTTTTTGTTATTTAATTCCCAATTTTTCTTTTAGTAGTTTTATTCCCTCAACAACTGCATTAACTCTTTGAGTATTCAATGCATTAGCACATTCTTGTATATCTTCAATTTCTTCTTTTGACATTCTGAAGCCTATCTTTTCTGTTCTAGGATTGTCTGTGGGTCTACCCATTTTCTTCTTATCTACTTTAATCACCTCTTGACTCTTGCCTTGTAACCAAATAAATGATATTATCTATTTGGTATCGAGCGGTGGCAAGTACCGCCCGAATTTTTCGTTGTCAGCCTTGCTTATTTATTAAGCAGGGCTTTTACTTTTTCTCTAGCTTCTTCAATGTCTTTACATTCATTGAGTATTGCAAGAATTTTTCTTGTCTGATTTTCTTCTGCTGTTTCCTTAAGCAATTCACCAATATTCATATCGTCTTCCATTCTTTTCTCCTTTCCAGCTACTTGCCTGCTTTACTCGTTAAGTATTCCTCAACTGCAATCTTATTATAACTTTTGGTCGACCATAAGTCAAGAGGTTTTTAAAATTATTTTGCGATATATCGTATGCTCACCTTATCACTTTATTAAAAGCTTGTAAACTGCTGTATTTCTCTATATTTCTCGTCAGTTTATACTTTTTTATTATAATTTTTATAAATAAAAATCTAGCAAGATACGCATAATGTAATACATTATAAAAATACTGCCATTTTATAAATTTTATTAAATAATTATTATTGCAGCCTACCTCTGCAATCAAAAAAGACGCAGCCTTTCGCCACGTCTTAGCTTATTCTTGGGGATGTCAGGAGCTTTCCCTGACAGTACTTCTCCCCTATGTTCAATTAAATATTTCATATATTCCTTTCTCTTGGGCATAAAATAGCACCCACAGCGTATTGCCATGTGTGCTTATTTGTCATTGTGTTATATTGTTCTATACTATATAATCAATTACAGAGGTGATTGATTATGAAAGATGTAACATTTAAAATATTAAAAATAATGATAAACTCTTCTCTTAGAAGTTCAGAATTATCACGATATACCAACAACATTGTAACAATAGATTCTCTGATTAAACGCAATTTAATTTGCCAACATTGTAACAATTATGGTGAACCTATAGATTGTTTTAGTCTTACTGATTCTGGGCGTGAATATGTCCGCCAGCATGTTGAAGAACAGCATAAATTTATTGTAAACTTCTTTAGTCAGTTTGTTAGTGGTTTTCTTGTAGGTGTTCTTACTACTGTTATTGCTGCTTTAATCCTAAACTGGCTTACAGGAATAATCTAATTACTGCTATTGTAATACATATTCCTGTGAGTAGTCCTATTGGATATGCTATATTCTTAATTACCTGTTTGGTAATCTCTTTTATTGTATCTTTCATATACTGTCCTTTCTGTTGCACCGGTGCAACTTGGGTATAAAAATAACAGCTCTATAGCTGTTTATTTAATCTAATCTTCAATTCTCTTAATATCATATGCTACTGCACACTGATGTTCTATTTTACAACCTCTAGCCTTATCCCAGCCTTTAACAAAATATACAACATCAGCCTGTGATAGAAGTTCTATTGATTTTCCTAAAAACCACAATGGCTTAGCTTCTACTGGTGCTCCTTCAAAAAAAGACTCTATAACTTCTACTTTCTCACCTAATAGCAGCTCTGCATATTCTATTGCCTTTTTCCTTGTTTCTTTTATTTCCTCGTCTGTTTTACCTGCCATAGGCTGGCTAATAAATAATTTTTTCATACTGTCTTGTCCTCACTTTCTTAAAATTGGGTATAAAAATACCACCAATCTATCGACTGGTGGCTGTTAATCCCATATTATTTCTGGTCTTGGCATTTTCTTTGGCACTACTGTTCCATATTTCTCAATTGTATAATCAAAATCATCTTCTATGCATTTCAACAATAATTCAGCATATTCTTCTTGGTCAAAATATAAATCAGGAGGGAACTCTGGAGAATATTTAAAATGATTCACAAATTTTATTCTTGCATCTTTTAGTTTCTTTATCACCTTGCTACCTCCTTCAATTTCTTTTCAAAATACTCTAATGATTTGGGGAAATATTTCTGCATCTCTTTATAGTGCACCTCGTCAAATTGTGCTTCAAACATATGTGCAAAAGCTTCCGATGTAATATTTTCTTGATTGTCCCAATAATCAATACTATGCCCTGCACAACCTCTAATATTCCCTTTTGTTAATCCATCTAATAAGTCCGATACAGCAGAATGTCTTCTTATATCTTGTAAATCATTACTAATTGCTCTATCTACTTTGTCATATGTTTTTAAATTATGCTCTTTTCCATATTTTATTCTATATTGGAATGTGTCCTGTTCTAGTAATTCTTTAAAATGTTCGTCCCTCGATACCATACCAAGTGAATCATCTATCAAATGTCCATGTTCATGATACCAAGTAGTCCCTGCACCTCTTATATTCCTCATATCAGCTTTATAATGCATAGATATTTTCTTTGTTTTGGTATTAAAATGTGCAGTACCTTCATACATTGATACATCTATTGTTTCACCACCTGCATACTTAGCAAATAAATGCTTAGCGGCTTTATTTCCATGTGAAAACTTTTCTTTAAGAATATTATAATATTCTTTCTCTATATCTGAATCATTCCTTAACTTACATTTTAATGTGCTTAAGTCTGATTCCATTATATCATTCTTCTGTCCATTTGCAACAACATTCTCCCATTGTTCCTTCCTCGCTGCATACACTTTCTTGTTATCCGGGTCTAATGAGTACTTAGACAGCCTGTCAAACTGCTCAACCATTCTGCCTGCATACTGCTGCTTCTGGTCTTGCTTGTAATCTTCTTTGACCTTTTCTAACTCTTCCTTTGTGAACTTGCTGTCTGGCTCTTCATCCAGTTCAGGAAAGTATGTTGTATGTACGTCTTTGCAATTTGGATGGTACAACCCCGCAGCTATTGCAGATGACATAAGCGGATAAGGACCATCAGATGCCTTACCGCCACTCCACACATCATCTATAAGAATCTTTCCAACAAACGGAAGACACTTAGGACAGGCATTAGCACGCTTATTCATAATAACTGTACTAATTCCCCAGGACTGTCTCTTCTCTCCCTCTCCGGTTAGATATGCACGCTTATTGGCTGTCTGAATTGCCATCTTAGCATAATCTTTCATAGTATGCCTTGCGCCATTCGCATATTCAATACAGTTGATACCTGCTTTAAGGAAATCCTTTGTCGCCATATCAACTGCCTTCTCATATGTTCCTGCGCCCGTATTCGCATAGACTTGAGCGTTAAATATTATCTGTCGGTATTTATCCTCCGACATTCTAAGCATTGCTTTTTCTGCCCTGTTAAAATCTGATTTCGTTGCCTTTATCAGAGCTTCCAGTTTCCTGGTATTAAGCCTGAAAAAAGCACCTTCAGCGCCCTGTGACACCTTAGATGCTTTCAAACCTTTCTTCAAGGCTCTTAATATCTTCTGTTCCTGTTCTGTACCGCCTTCCTGTCTGGCAGCAAATATCATTGCTTCAATAGAATCATTTATATTGCTAAATGACTTCGTGAACTTCTTTTTATTCTGTGCTTTATACCTTTCCAAAGCTTTAAGCTGCTCTACCTGCCACTGTGTCCAGTTAAAACCCATTTCAATCTCTTCTGCCCTATGATTGTCAAGATTACGCATCATAGAGGCTATCAGTTCATCTTCTATTGCTCTAAAGGCTTTCTCTATGTCATATTCTGTATTAAGTGCCATAAGCTACCTCACTTGTTATCAAAGCCTGTGAAACTGTTATCAGCGCCATTAACTGTAAAGCCATCTGCCTGCATATTAAGTGCCGGCTCTTCCATATCAGATATACCCTGTTCAGCCTTAAGCCTTGATATCTCTTCCTGCTTCCATTCATCATCCTTGGTATCTCCATACAGCTCATCAACAGATGCCTCTATGCTCATAATACCGCCCTGCTTAGCCTTGCTTACTGTCTCTACCTGACTCTCGAACCAAGGGTTAGCGTACTCACCAAATGTAACATCAATATCTATATCCTTAATAGCTGTCTTATTAAGCGTGTCTATGGCATTAAATGTTGCTGTAACGAGCTTTGGAAGAACCTTCTGAAGCCGCTCTACAATGTTATTTCTGCTGTAAAGCGTTGCTTTCTCTTTCTCCCTCT